CGATTTTATGCAGATACGAGATGCTATCGGTGTGGCTTCACAGGCCGCAGAGATTATTGGTCTCGTTAACACTGCCACTTATCCTCTTGATATGGCTTTTGCTCAGAAAGGAAACGTATTTGCTGAACCTAGTTTTGTTACTGCAACTACGAATCTTTCTGGTTTTAAGAGTTCTGCTATTGAGTCCGTTGAGGCGTTGGCTAGGAGATTTCATCTCCAAATTCGTGTTTCTGTAAAACCCGAATTTGCCAACAATAAAGGAATGATTGATACAACCAAGATGACGGACATAAATCCTGATGTCTGGTTGTTTCATGTCCAAGAGAATTGTGGAGGAGGTATTGTTGCTGACACTGGTGACGTTTTAACTCTTTCCCAAATTGTCTCTATCTTGACTAACCAACTTTACGCTAATATTAAAAAGCGTGAATCCCTTCAAGAAGCAAGTGATGTTTTCCTGACAACACTAAACACTCCTGAAGAGCCTGTTGATGAAATGGATAAACTTTTACAGAAACAGATGATTAAGCATGAGCAGAGTTTGCCTGCTCTACCTTTGTGGGCTGGTCCTTTAGCGGACAAGCTCAATCAGTTGTCTAAGCTTGAGTTTACTCCTCAGACAGCTTTTGATTTGGCCAACAAAAAGAACTGGACCACACGGTTCAATCTTTTATATGACAGGGATCCTAACGACTTCGTTACGTTTCTTGGTCCTATTGGGTGGTCAAGTTTTGGTTTGTATGTAACGGTTATTATTGACAAGAAATGTACTTTTCGAGAATACTTAACGAGTGAACCTTACTTCCTTGAAGCTATTTCTAGTTTCGATGGAAAGCAGGCTCGTGAAGACTTAAAAGATTATTTTATGAGTCATTATACAACTGATTTTACTGATAAGGATGAGTTTCTTAATTGGACTATCAGACATCCTTATATCTTCTTTTTTGGCTTCTGGTCTATTCTTTTTGCTGCCGACAAGGCATTAACTACATATGTTAGGAAGCCACTTTATAACAAGGTTTATAATCTAGTTTCATCTAACTTCTCAAAACCTCTGGAAGTTATTCCTGAGGAAACTGAGGTAGTTCATGATGTCCAGTATGGTCATGATGCCGCTAAGGAACAAAAACATAATTGGAAGAAAAATCCGCGCTTAGCTGACTTACGAAATGCGAATCACTCAGGAGATAAAAATGCTGTAACTGTTGCGCTTGAATTACTAAGCAAAAACACTTACCGCGTTTTCTTTGAACAAAATCCCGAATGCCTTTTGGGTTACGCCACGGCACTTCGTGGAAAGTATATGATGATGCCTCATCACTTTGCTGTGCATGCTAGGTATTGTTGTGACAAGGAGAAAGTAGCTTTTGATGAGAATTGGAAGTTTACTTTCAAAAACTTGTCAACTGAACATACTTTTCACGTTTCTTGGAAGGATGTTATTGAGAATGGAAATGACGATTTATTCAGATCAGATTTAATTATCTTTAAAGGTAACGATCGAGACTGTAAAAATATTATGACCCAGTTCATTAGCAACCGGGATCTTTCTTCAGTTGTCCATCGAGTTGATAAAAGATTGGATGGTTGTCTATTCGGTCCTAGTCCTATGTTCTTTAGACTTGGATCTTTCCAAAAAGAACACGTTGCTTACCTTGGAAAAGACCCTCTCGAGTATGATGATCTGGTTTCCTACCAAATCAATACTATTGCAGGAGACTGTGGAAGATTAGTTCTCTCCACAGCTTTCCCTCAGGGTAAAATATTGGGATCTCATGTTTCAGGCAACTGCAATCGTGGTTGGGCAACCACTTTCTCTTATGAGAGGGTTGATGCCGTTCTAAAGCTTTTAGAAGGACTCGAGCCTGACGTTCCATTGGATGTTTTGAAGGTTGAAATACGCCCTCCTCTGAATGGTTCTAGTGCTACTGTTCTTACCAAGGTTCAAACTGGCAATCCGCCATGTTCACCGTACTATACTGCCCCCGCAATCTTGACGAAGGTCGCTTATGAGATGGCTAAGGCAAAGTTGGTAAGACCACCCACAGATTTTGATCTAAAAGATGTGGAAGTTTGTGCAAGGTCTTTGTTTTCTGATTTAGTTGACAGTAGTGGGGAATATACTCCTCGATTGTTCTCTTTTTCGGAGGCTGTCTGGGGGCTTCAAGGCGATTCTAGTTTTGGGCCACTTGACGCCAACACATCTGCCGGTTACCCCTACAGTAGTATGACAAGTCCTGGTAAAACTCGATATTTTAATAATGGAGAATGGACAAAAAATATTTTTGAGCTTCGCGATATTGTTACCCATACAATATATGAAGCTTCGGAAGGTATATTGGTGCCCTGCGTTTTCCAGGATTTTCTCAAAGATGAGAGACGACCCATTGCTAAGGTTCAGTCAAAGTCAACAAGGTTGATTAGTGCAAGTCCTTTGCATTTAACTATCGCTATTCGTATGTATTTTGGTGCATTTTGTTCTTGGTTCGTTAAGAATAAAATCAAGAATGGTTCTGCTGTAGGACTAAATCCTTACAGTACAGACGTCGATGATATGGTGTCCTATATGACCAATATTTGTCCAATTAAGACAGCTGGTTTTGGTGCGGGCGATTTTTCTGGTTTTGACCGATCGGAAATTCCTGAAATCCATAAGCTCATACTATCCATTATTAACACCTGGTATGGTATGGACGTGGAGGTAGACGATAAAGTTCGTGCCACTCTGTTTCAGACCGTTTATTCCTCCGTTCACATGCGAGGAACCACCCTTTATCGTCCTGAAGGTGGACTACCCAGTGGTCATGCCTTGACAACTGTAGTCAATTGTTTGTACAATATGATTTCTTTCAGATATTGTTGGTACATGCTCAACAGTAAGTCCATTCGGTCTTTGAGTGAATTTCGTAAATACATTTATCTAATCGTTCTTGGTGACGATAATGTATTTGCTGTTCACCCAACTTTCTGTAAATCTTTTACTGAAATGACAATCCAACCATTCATGAAACAGATTGGTTTGACATACACTTCAGATTTGAAATCTGACCCAAATGCTGCTCTCCGAAATATGGGCGATATTAGTTTTCTAAAAAGGAAACTAAGATTCGACCTGGATTTGAATAGGTGGTTCTTGGCTCTAGATCTCCTGGTCATTATGGAGATACCATGCTGGACTAAAAAGGATAATCAGGACATAGCTTTAGCAAACTGTTCTGCTGCTCAGAGAGAGCTCGCTTTACATGATTACGAAACATATGAAACGGGGATGTGTGCTATACGTCGTATGTATGGTACACTATGGAACCCCAAGCACCTTAACTACTATGACATGAAACGTATTGTTTCTTGTTCTGTTGCTGTGCTCGATGATTAACGAGCATCGCCTGAGCATGCTTTTAACTGCTCCTATCTTGTCGAACAAGAGTTGGTGTTACAAACACCCCTACTCGGAGAGTATGTGCTATGCACAAAGTTATGAATCTTTAAAATCAAATCCTTCAGGTATTGCATATTTAATTTGTCAGTTCACTTGCTTGTGTAACTTATTATCTGCTCTGAAGCTCTTATCTATTTAGATTTACTGATCAGGATGGAGAGGTAGCAGCCCTATCAATATCCAGAACAAGCAAAACTCTGCACAATTAGGTTATTGTGTAGTTTTAAAATTAACCTGCTGATATTCCATCTTCTCTAAGTAC